GGGCCGCCGGCAAGTCGAGCGTCGGGACGCTGGAGCTTCAAGGCATGCTGCCTGACACCATCGACGCCGGAAGCGGCTACGAGCCTGTCCTGGTGGACGGCGTCACGTACTACATCCGTTGGGACCGCTGGTGAAGGCCCCATGGTGGCTTGACGTATCTGCTCCCCGTGCGGAGGGACACCGATTCATCGTTGACCTTCGTATCCGCCGCCCCGCGCAGCCGTACCTGCTCATCAGGTATGGCCTTCCCATGGTGCGTCAGTTCTCGTGGCGTGACCGGCCGCGTGCAGTCTGCGTGGTCCTCGCCACGGCACTGAGAAGCCGCATGCGCAGCTTCCGGGTGACATTGTGAAGACGCTCCCCCGCAGTCTGCGCCGAGACTTGATCACGGTCGAGGAACTGTTCGGCGAAGGTGGCGACGGTCCGGTCTATGACGATCCGGTCACCGTGCTCGGCAAGGTCTCCTTCATGCGCCAGTTGGTACGCGACGCCGTGGGCGAAGAGACCATCTCCGAGGTCACCGCATACCTGCACCCCGACGACGCTGCGCCGTTCGTGCCCGAGTCGCGAGTCACGATTGCTGGCCTCGTCACTTACGTCATCACGGCTGGCCCACAGGGACGCCCCGGCGAGGCCGTCCAGGTCAAAGTTACCTGCAAATGACAATTCAGGAGGCTTGACGATGCCTTGGTACAAGCTGCCGCACGCCGACATGGTGATGTGGTTTGACCAGGAGATGCCGTTCCTGGAGCCGGGCAAGAAGCCGGGCGTCAATCACGTCGAGCCCGCGCCCGAGCCCGAGGAAGAGGCCGAGGCCACATGACGCCGATGCGCGACGCTAGCGGAAGGTTCGTTTCGGGTGGCGGCTCCGGCATAGTCGTGCGCGCCGACCACACGGCAAAGATCACGGCGAAGATGCACGCGGCGGCGGCGGCTGCGCTCAAGGAAGCAGCCGACGAACTGCTGAAGACCGCCAGCGAGACGGTGCCCGTGGCCCCAGTCGGCGGCGGATTCCTTCGCGATTCCGGCAAGGCTGAGGTCGACGAGATTGGACTGAGCGCGCAGGTCTACTACGACACGCCGACCCCGGACAATGACAACCGCGCATCCTTCGGCAGCCTCGCTCTCATGGTGCATGAGAACACGAAGGTCACGCACATCACCGGCCGCGCCAAGTGGCTCGAGCAGGCCGCCAAGGAAACCGCCATGCGCCTCGGCATCAAAATCGGCATGAGCATCAAGGGGAAGATGCGATGATCAGCCGCGCCCTCGCCAAGTACCTGACCGCCGCCGGGCTCGTCACCTACTCCGCGGCTGCCGGCGGCGACTGCTTCCCGGAACGCCTGCCGGACACGCCGGACGCCGCCGTGATGATCCTCTCGACGGGCGGCAACCCGACGCCGGCCGCGGCCACGTGGGGCTACGACGAGCCCACCGTGCAGCTCATGGTACGTGGGGCGCCGAACGACTACGCGACCCCGCAGGCGCGCGCCGTGGCCCTCTACGGGGCATTGCAGGGGCTCAGGTACACGGTGCTCAACGAGGACGGTGCCGACGAGGTCTTCGTCATCGTCGCCGAGTCGATGCAGACGGCCCCCGTGAATATCGGCACCGATTTGAAAGGCCGCTACCGCTACACGCTGAACTTCGCCCTGCACGTCAGGGCACTCACCGCCCACCGAGACTAGTGGGCCGGCGGCCGTTTCCGCGACCGCCAGCCCGGTAGAAGCGCCCAGCAGAACCGTCAAGAACCACCAGACATAGAGGAGCATAACATGCCCGGCACGCCCGACAAGGTTCTGAGCAGAGACTTCAAGATCGGCGTCAACACCGGCACCGTGCTGGTGCCCGTCTACACGAACATCGGCGGCCTCGATGAGGACGGTATTTCCTTCAGCACGTCCAGCCGCGAAGTCGACTACATGGACGCCGACGACGGCGGCCTCGCCAAGCCGGTCGTCATCGGCCATGGCTACACCTGCGCGCTCAAGGGTGCTCGCATGGAGTCCAGCGTCGACGGTACCCGCGACCCCGGACAGGCGGCAGTCGAGGCCATGCAAGACCTGACCGGCCTGGCCGGCATGCTGATGTATGAGATCACCAGCCCTGCCGCCACGACCCCCGAGGTCCTTACCTTCTCTGCCACGTCAAACGTCAACGCGTTTGCCGGTGGCGAGAAGACCGCCTGGACCGCCGACCTGCACATCTTCGGCGCCGTCGAGAGGGCCTAACCCGGTGCCCGGCAAGTATGTCGACGCCGAGCAGGCGCTGGCCGAACTCGACCAGACCCCCGTCGTGCTCAAGAACTTCCAGGGGCAGGACTGGGAACTGTTCTCAGCGATGCCCGCCAAGCCCGTATTCAAGCTCCTGCAGCGCGAGGCCAGCGGCCGTGCGGGGGCCGAGATGAGCGGCGGCGAGTCGCTGACAATGATGAGCGAGATGGTGCCGGCCGAGGTCTTTCAGGCATGGCTCGACGGCGGCTTGACGACAGACCAGACCGTCGTCCTCATGAACGCCATCATGGCGGCCTACAACGGCGCCGGCGCGAGCGAAGAGGGGGAAGCCGCGGGTCCCAAGAAGGGGCCTACGCGTTCCTCGAAAACTGGGTCGCGGTAGAGGCCGACTTTGCCCGCGAATACTCAATGAACCTGCTTCACGAACTGGACGCCGGCCTGACCTGGCGGCGCTTCCAGGTATTGCTCGCCGGGCTCTCCGCCGAGTCGGTCTACGCCTGCGTGATGCGGGCGGCGGCGGGGCCGAGGCCGCTCACCGCGGCCGACGCGCCCGGCTTCTTCGCGTCATTCCCGAAAGCAGGCGGGCGATGAAGACCTGCCACGCCTGTCACTCGATCAAGTCTCTGACCGAGTTTTATGTCAACAAGCGGGCGCTAGACGGCCACCATTCGGTCTGCGCGGAGTGCGCCAAGGCGGCTGCGAAACGCTGGTACACCGACAATCGTGAGCGAGCGCTTGCGAACGGCGCTAAGTGGAAAGCCGAGAATCGCGAATATCAGCGCGCCTATGACAGCGACCGCCGCGAGCTACGCCTAGAGCAGAAGCGCGACCGGTATTGGCGCGACCATGATGCATCGCTGGCCAGGGACGCCGCCTTTCGTGCGGGGCATCGGGAGTCGGTAAACGCCATTACGGCCAAGTGGTGTGCCAGGAACGGCGACAAGGTTCGGGCTTATCGGCAATCGGACCACTTCAAGATGCTACACGCCGAGCACCAACGTCGACGCTATGCCGCGAAGATGGCGACAGCCGTCGAGGCAGTCTCCTACGCGGCGATCCTAGAGAGGTACGGCATGGTCTGTCACATATGCGGCGAGCGGATTGTCAGCAGGACTCATCTCCACTTTGACCACGTTGTGCCGCTGGCGCTCGGTGGCCCGCACATCAACGGGAATATCCGGCCGGCTCATGCCGTGTGCAATCTGAAGAAGGGTGCTCGCCTTCTGGAGGGGGTGGCCTAAATCGCACTCGTAGTTGCCGACCTGGTCGCCAAGCTGAACCTAGACGACGGCGCCTTCAACCGCGGCATGGCCAACTTCAAGAGCAAGGGCCTCGCGGGCATGGGCCGGGATATGACCCAAGCCGGCCAGACGATGTCGAGGAACGTCACCGTGCCAGTCATCGCCGCGGCTGGAGCAGCCGTCTTCATGGGCGTCAAGTTCGAAGAGTCCATGAAGCTCATACAGACGCAGGCAAACGGCTCCGCGGGTGACGTGAGGTTCCTTAGCGCCGAAGTGCTCAAGCTGGGCGCGGCCGGCCAGCACGGACCCGACGAACTCGCCAACGCGCTCTACCACCTGAAGTCTGTCGGCATGGACAACGCGGACGCCATGGCGGCGCTCACAGCATCCGAACATCTCGCGTCCGTCGGTAACGCCGACCTCGAGGCGACCACCAACGCGGTCGCCGGGGCGTTCAAGAGCGGCATCAAGGGCGCACAGGACTTCGACCTCGCCGCGGCCACCATCAACGCCACCATCGGCGCGGGCAACCTGCGCATGGACGACCTCACTAGTGCCATGGGCACGGGCGTCCTCGTCACGGCAAAGCAGTTCGGCATCTCACTTACCGACGTAGGTTCGGCGCTCGCCATGATGACCTCGCGCGGTATCCCGGCAACGCGCGCGGCGACGGCTATCAAGATGGCGCTCTCGGGTATGGCGGCGCCGACTGCCCAGGCATCCAAGGTCATGGGCGAGTTGAAGCTCAAGTCCGACGACCTCGCAAATGCCATGCGCAGCGGCGGCCTGCCAGCGGCGATAGAACTGCTCAAGACCAAGCTCAGCGGGCTCACGAAGACCGAGCAGACCACGGCCCTCACGAAGATGTTCGGGGCGCGCTCCAGCCAAGCCGTCCTCACGCTCATCGGCAACACGAAGGATTACGCCAAGGTACAGAAACAGGTCGAAGACAACGCGACCAGCGGGAAGTTCGGCGAGGCAATCGCGGCGCAAGCTGAGGACGCGGGCGCAAAGTTGAAGCACCTCTACGCCTCCCTGAAGACCGCCGCCGTCCAGTTCGGCGACGTGATGCTCCCGGTGGTCACCGGCATCGTCGAGCCTCTCGGGAGACTCATGGAGTCGGTCGGCAAGATGCCGGACTGGGAGAAGAAGATCGTCATTGGGGCCGGTCTGATTGCGGCTGCAATCGGCCCGCTGCTCATCACCTTCGGCAAGGTGATGACAGGTGCCGACAAGATTCGGACACTGTTCGGCGGCGGGAAGCTCGCGGGCGCGCTCAAGGGCGGCATCGGCACCTTCGCGAAGGACTCCAGCGGGAAGACCGTCGCGCAGAGCCTACTTGGAGGCGGCGGCAATGCGACTCTCGAAGGCGCCATCTCCCTCAACACGACCGCCACCGAGGCGAACACGCTGGCGCTGGGCGGCAAAGGCGCGCTGCCGGGCGGCGGCGGGGGTCCTGTGGCGACAATCGCAAAGACTGCGGGCATGAGCGCCGCAGCGGCCACGGGTGTAACCATCGGAACATTCGCCGCAATGTCGGCGCTTCCTCTTGTCCTGGCTCGCACGCAGAAGGCAGTCGACGCCAGCATGTCGGTGGCAGAGAAGCGTAGTGTCGGAAGCGTCGGCGGCGGTGCCTTCTGGGGCTCCAGTAAGGGATTCCATGGGGGCGCCCACAGAGAGGCTGCTACTGCTGGCAAGGAGTCAGGACAAGCCTTTGTCGACGGCTTCAACGGCGCGTCCATCGCACGTTCCTTCCGCGCCACGGGCGACAAAGCAGGGGCGGGGCTCGCGTCGGGACTGGCGCGAGGCGTGGGACCGGCGCTGCAATCCATCCAGAAGGTGCGCAACAGTGCCGGCAGGCCCATCCACATGGGCCATCTCGACGCGACGCAGATGCTAAACGAGATCGCCAGAGTCAGCAGGGCGTTCGGTGGCATAAGTAGCGCCGCTCGGACAGCCAGCAACGCCGCGGCGAACGCGATAGGCGCAAAGAGCGGGGTCCAGTCCCAGTCGTATCGCGGCTACTTCATGGCGGCCGGTGGCTACGTCCCGGCGCGCCCCGGCGGAACCCAGGTTGTCCTCGGCGAGGGCGGCGAAGGCGAAACCGTCACGCCCGACTCGAAGATGGGCCGGGGCGGCACCGTTCTCAATATCAACGTCGCCAACGTCCACGGCACCGACCGCGCCGCCGCTACGAAGTTGGCGAACATGGCCGGCGAAATCTTCATGCAGCAAGTGAGGTTCGCATGAGCTTCGCAACCCTCGGAGCCTTCCCGTTTCACGTCACCGGGCTCGAGATCGGCGCCCGGCCCCGGACCATCGGCGTGTCCTGCAACGCGCTGTCACCTGAGCCCGTGCAGACGGTCGACTTCGTTTCCGGCTACATGCCCGTGACCATCAGCGGTTTCATGGTCGGCCTCGACACGACGGGCGAGACGGCTGCGGAACACCTCAAGCGCCTGCGCGCGAACCTCAAGACTGAGGTGGCGAAGGACCACAACACACTGTTGATCAACTGGACGGACGTGCTCGGCGACCTCGAGACCTATCGCGTCTTCAAAAACGAAGACTACGCGCTCGTCATCATGGACTCGCAGATGCACGCGAAATATACGCACCGCGTCGACTTCACCCTCACTCTCAACTGCCTGCCCTAAGGAGCATTCATGCCCGCAACCGAATACCGCGCCAATCAGATCGCCATCGCGGAGAAGGGCGGCACCGCGTTCCAGGGGCCGGCCACGATCTATCTGCGGCTCTGCAGCGACACGCCGACCAAGGCCGTCGCCGGGACGCCCGTCGTCTACACCGGGTACGTCCCTGTCGCATGGACGGCGGCGAACTGGGCCAGCGACGGCATCGGCAACCTCGTGAACGGCGCCAACGTCGTGACCTTCCCGACGCCGACCGGTGGCGACGACTGGGCATGGTACGTCGAGGCATGGAGCGCGGCTAGCGGCGGCAACCGCTTCTGGTTCGAGGAGTTGGCCGAGCCCATCCACCTGACTGCAGACCTGCCAGCCGTGCAGTTCCCGGTGGGGACGCTGCACTTCGGGGTGGTGTGAGGTGGCCTACACCGACAACATCATCCCCACGATGACTTCCAACACCGCTCCCGCTGGTATTGCGGTGGCAAGCTCCGAATTCTCGGCATCCTACGCCGCGTGGAGCGCGTTCGACGGAAATAACGTTACGCGGTGGCAGAACGCTGCGGCAGACACTTCGCCGTGGACACTTGAATATGCGTTCGCTACCGCCAAGATCATCGCCCGGTACGTGATAATGGCGGGCCAGACGCCCAGCAATACACCTGCCACGTGGACGTTCGAGGGCTACGACGGTGCCACGTGGGCCGTACTTGACACCCAGACAGGCGTAACGGGCTGGTTGGCGTCTGAACGGAAGAGCTTCGACGTACCTACCAATCGGACGCCATACACGAGGTATCAACTCAACATAACCGCAAATGACGGGGGCACCTATTGTGCTCTCGCAGTGCTGGAGATGGCGCCGACGGCCGCCATCTTCCCTATCATCGGGGGCGGCATCATTAGAGGAATGGGGGCGCGATGAGCGTCAAGACCGGAACGGCCATCAACGCCCTCTTCACCACGTCGAACCCGGCGTCCGGGGCGGCGATCAACGCCGACGCAACGCCGACCGGCGTGCTGTACCTGAACGGCAGCGCGAACGCTGCTGCCGTCACCGTGACGAACATCGCAACGGGTATCTACAAGGCCGCCGTCACTATGCCCGCACTTGCTGCCGGCGATACCGTCTTCCTGGCCATTACCGCAACCGTGAGCGGCATCGCCGGCAAGGGCGTCGTCTGGGGTGACACGGGCGACACGGCCATCGTCAGCGACGTCAAGACCGACTCCGTTCTCCTCGTCAAGGGCCGCTTCAACAAAGTCATCTCCGACCCCGTCACCGGCCACGAGACAGTCTATGACGACAACTCGACGACCCCGCTCAAGACCGGCGACATCTACGAAGACATCGCCGGAACGATGCCCTTCGACGGCTCTGGCGCGAATCGCCGCGACCGGATGACGTAAGTGGGAAGCCGGGTACTCAGGGGATTCGGCGACACAGGCGACCTGCTCGTCCTCGGCGGCCTGGGCGGCGGCGAGGAAGCACCCGTCACGGCGGCGGCGCACCTTGAAGTACACGTCACCGTCAGCGTCGCCGACCCATACCCGCTGCCGCGCCTCTCCTACGTTGTCCCGGCTGCGCACCTTGAAGCGCACGTCACCGTCCGCGTCGCTACGCAGAAGTCGCGCCTCTGCTACGTCGGCGCGCCTGCACTGCCCGCCACCGACGACCTCGGCTGGACGGCTCCCGACGTTACCGCCCCGGCGCTGCGGGGGCTCACGGTGACGCTCGGCGGCCACAGCGTGAATCGTGCCCTCATCGAAGACCTCACCATCGAGCTAGACGACTGCGGCGGGCCGAAGAGTGCGGTCATGGTCCTGGCGCGGGACGTGCGCCTGCCCGCGCAGACGATGCTGTCGAAGTTCGTGGTCACGTACAAGGGCCAGTCCCTATTCACGAATGGCCGCCTCGAGGCGCGCGGCCTCGACCTCGGCATGGACATGGCGAACACGCTCACATTCACCGGGCCGATCAAGCAACTCGGCGACCACCGCGCCTTCCGCCGCGTGTACGTCGACTCCGACCTCGACAACTGGCGCAGCGACCAAGGCCCGAATACGAGCGCGAACGTCTTTGAGGTGACGGCCAGTGAGTGAGATACGCATCGGAGCGACTGAGCCCGCGCCAGATTCCCCCGCCTTCTCCGTCTCCCGCGACAGCGCCGGCATCCTCATCGGCGTGCGCGACAACGCCGCGCCGCAGTTCGCGGTGAGCAGGGACTCGGGTGGGCTTCTGTTGAGTGCGTGGCCAACGGCACCTGCTGTTGTGGGCTCATGGACGGATCAGGGACCCGCAGTAGGCGTGTCAAACACGTGGTGGCGGTCCTGTGCTGTGAACTCCGACGGGTCTGTACTCATGGCGGGCATCTATAACTGGCGGCTGCATCTCTCGTCAGACGGTGGCGAGACGTGGGACGAGGCCCGGCCCGCAGGCGACGTGTCTCAGGATTGGTTTTCGTGCGATTGCAGCGCCGATGGATCGTTGATGATGGCAGCCGCCTACGACGGTCGCCTCTGGCTTTCGAGCAACGGCGGCGGGAGTTGGGCCGAGGCCACGCCGGCCGGGTCGGTATACAAGAAATGGCGCTGCTGCAGTATGTCGAGCGACGGGACGACAATCCTGGCCCCGGTCGACGGCGGCCGCCTCTACCTCAGCACGACCGGCGGCGCGACGTGGGGCGAAGCAACGCCCGCGGGTGCCGCCGACAAGTACTGGCGGGCCGCTAGCGTCAGCGCCGACGGCTCTGTGCTCATGGCGGGCGAAGTTGGGGCAGGCCGCCTCTACCTCAGCACGACCGGCGGCGCGTCCTGGGGCGAGACAACGCCGGTGGCGAGTCCCGCGAACATCATGGCGTGGCACTGCTGCGGGAGCAGTTCCGACGGCTCCGTATTGCTGGCTGGCGTCGGGTTGGCGTATGGCCGCCTCTACCTCAGCACGACCGGCGGCGCGACGTGGGGCGAGACGAGGCCTGCAGGAAACGCGAGCAACTACTGGGAAGCGGTCTCCGTATCGTCCGACGGGTCCGTGCTGCTCGCGGGCGCGATGTATGGCCGCCTCTACCTCTCCACCAACGGTGGCGAGACGTGGGACGAACAACGACCGTCCGGAGACGACGCAGCGTACCAGTGGCAAAGCTGCGCCATGGACTCCGACGGCTCCGTACTGCTCGCGGGTCAGTTCGGCGAGAAGCTGTGGCGCTATGAGTAGCGCAGACGGCCTGTCCATCATGGTGCCGCGATGACCGCCCCGACTCAGACCCCCAAGGCCAGCGCCCGCGTCTACTACCCGCTGTTTGACGGCGTCGACCCTGAGGGGCAGGACCAGCGCATCCGGGCGCTCGACATGAGCCTACTGGTAGGCGGCAAGAAGGCCGCCCTCGCGACGAACTACCAGGTTTCCATTTACGGCCGCCGGGTCGTCGACGAACCGAACCTCATCACCATCTTCCGCAAGGTCGTCGAGCGCGCCGCGGGGACGCCGTGGGTGACGGTGAACGTGCGCCGCCAGATCGACCACGCCTCCGTGCATTGCATCGTGCTCAAGCTGGAGGCCATCGAGACAGACTTCACGCCGCCGGACGACCCCGGTGCGACCCACACCTATGACGACCAGGCGTCGACGGCCGACCCGCCGCCGTGGGGCGTGCGCGTGAAGAGCGCGTCCGTCTACGCATCCGACCTCGTGCGGGACGTGACTGTGCGCCACGTCATCGAAGACATCGTCAGCCCGTACTTCACAGTGACCGGCGCGAACTCGGCGCTGCAGCTCGATCAGCTCGCTTTCAGCGACATTCCGAAGAGCCGCGCCGAGGCGCTCGATGACGTGAACGCCATGATGGGCTACTGCTACTCCTGTTGGGAAGACGGCGAACTGCACCTGCAGGCGCCGGACACCGGGACGCGCCGCGTCGCCGACGTGACCGACCCGCGCATCAGCTTCTCGTTCGCCGAGAATATCGACGACACGTTCAACGCCTGCCGGGTGACTTACGCGAACAAGTACGGGCGGGCGCGCGATGTCATTGTGCATCGCGACTCACGGGCGCTTGACGACATCGTGAAGGCCGACACCATCGAAGCGCCCGACTCGGTAAAGAGCGAGAAGGCGGCAATCAAGGTCGGCCAGCGATACCTGCGCGACCACAACGCCAAGTCCGTCTCGGGCAGCCTGCACGTCGAGGGCGAGTCGACCTCGTTCGGCGACGCGCTACTGGTGCGACCTGGCGACCGCGTGACCATCGCCGGGGCCGGGGGCGTGCGCCACGACCTGCCGGTGACGGCCGTCACGCTGCACCCGCTGACGTGGGAAGCCGACGTGCAGTTCGACGTAGCGCCGGCAAAGTTCTCCCGTTGGCTGAAGCGTCTTGAGGCCGGCGCCCATGCGAGGAAGCGATGAGGAGCAAACGGTGACCGACGAAATGATACTGGACCGGCGTAGCGGCGACAGCAGACCTGTGCCCGATCCAACCACGCTCACCATCGCGGCGTTGGATCGTGAGATCAAGCAGCTCAAGGAACTGGGGAAACAGCAGTTCGCTGCCGTCGGGCGGGAGCTGGAGCTCGCCGAGAGAGTGCGAGTCGAACAGAAGAAGGATTCGCTGGACAGCCTCGCGGCGGCTCTCTCTGCGGCCAAGGAGGCCGTCGGAGCGAACACGTTGAGCTTCGAAAAGAGGATTGATAAGTCGGAAAATGCCACGAACGACCAACTGCGGCAGTTGGGCGAGAAGTTCGAGACGGCTATCGAGGGCCTTCTGCGTTCGTTCTCTGATCTCAAGGAGCGCGAGGCTTCGACAGAGCAGAGCTTGGCTACGCACACGGCGGCGGGAGTCGCAGAGACGAAGACTGCTGACAAGTTCCAGCCGTGGGTCTTCGCAGTCATCATGGCCGTCGTCGCCGCCATCCCAACCATCATTCTGCTCAGCCACTGACACAGTAGACGCGCGCGTTGCACAACTGCTTGTAGTAGTCAAGCTGGCGCGCGCCCATGCTGGCATCAACCTAACAGGAGCGCTCATGCCGTCGAACATCGCCGTTACGCAGAAAATGATGAAGTACGCCAAGGAACACAAGCTCGACGCCGGCAACCCCAGCACCACGAACCCCGTGTGGGGGACAGGCAAGGCGCGCCTCGCTTGGCGTGTGTCCGGGGACATGCGCCAGCACGGCAAGAAGATCACGCAGTCGGCGCGCAAGACAGACCAGCTCGTCGCCGCGTTGTTCCCGGACCTCCTGCCGAAGCTTGACATCCTCTATCCGAACTACAAGTGGAACGGCCTCCCGGTCGTCCGGCGTGGCAGTCCTCCGGGCATCGTCTGGCATCACGCCGCCGGGTTCGGCTCCGCTCTGTTCATCCACGCCGTTCACCTCAATATTGGCGACCGCGGCATCGCCTACACCTACTACATCCGCCGCGACGGCAAGGTCTACGCCGGTCGTCCAGAGAACACCATGGGCGCGCACTGCCTCGGGCACAACGACTGCATCGGCGTGTGTCTGGAGGGGAATTACGAGGCCCACGACGACATGCCCGACGCGCAGATGAAGGCCGCGCAGGCAGTCCACCGCTACCTGCACAAGAAGTACGGGCGGCCCGACTGGCAGCACAAGAACATGAGCGGGAACAGCACAGCTTGCCCAGGAAAGTACTATTACTTCGACAAAATCACGAAGTGAATCCCGTTGCCGAATGCGAATCCTGCGGCAAGCACGGCCCCGTGCAGTCCCGCTACGAACGATTCGGCGCCGACACCGGCACCTGGCACTCCTACCTCTTCTGCTCAGGCAAGTGCTGCGCTCGCTGGCTAGTGACGCGCAACGGTCTGCCGAGTCCCGGCACCGTCACATCCAATTCGCGCTAGCCCCCTCTCCTCCGTCCCCAAACTGGCCGCCTAGACTTGGGATACCCGAAAAGGAGCGTAGCTCTTGAGGCTCAACACGGTTCGTGAGTCCTGCACCCTGGGAGAGACCTACCGATTGATACCCCTCGGTGACATCCACCTCGGTAGCGCCAACTGCGACAAGGGCGCGTTGTTCAAGGTCGTTGACGGCATCCGCGCCGACCCCATGGCCCGATGGCTTGGAATCGGCGATTACGTCGAGTGGATCACGCCGAAGGACAAGCGCTGGGCGGGCGGCGGCATCGACGAACAGATCGTCAACATGGCCAACATCGACCGTATCGGCGACGCCTACGTGGACGCTATATCGACCATTCTGCGGCCCATCATGGGACAGTGTTGGGGAATGGGAATTGGAAATCATGAGGCCCGTTTCCAGGACGAGCACTGCACCTCGCTCGTCGACCGCATCCTGCAACAGACCGGGGCGCCGGGGAACCTCGCCACCGGCTGGGCGTCCATCACCCGCGTGCGCTTCGAGGACGCGAACAGTCACCGCGCGTCCATCCGCATCTTCTCAAGCCACGGCTGGCAGGCCGGCAGAATGGCCGGCGCGAAGGTCAATCAGCTCGATCACCTCATGGGATGGGTAGACGGCTGCCGCATTTATCTGCAGGGGCACAGTCACGACCGGGTCGTGAAGACGAAGACGACCCTGAGTACGAACCCGTCTTTTACAAAGCTGACCGCGTACCAGTCCTATGGCGCGCACTGCGGGAGCTACCTACGCACCTACCAGCAGGGCACGTCTGCCTACGGCGAGCGCGCAGGCTATCCACCCGTGCCCATCGGCCCCGTCGAGTTCAGGCTGACCCCCACGGAACAAGGCGTCGAAGTCGAGTCCGTCCAGTGATAGCGGACACCTACCTCATCTGCGACCGCTCCTACGCCGTCTCCCTCCAGCCCATGGCCGGCGCCCTCGGCTGCTGCGACAACCAAGGCCAGTCAATCACGATTGACTCGGACTCGCACCCCGAGACGCAGGCGAGCGTACTCGTACACGAAGTCTTCGAGGCCATCAACGCGAGCATGAACTTGAACCTGAAGCACAAGACTATCTCGGCGCTGGAGACGGCCTGGTACGCGGTCCTAACGCAGAACCCGGCATGGTGGGGGGGAGAGAAGTGAAGTCATACCAGGACCGCGTAGAAGCCGAGGCCGCAACCGGGCACCCCGCGCTCCCCTGCCCGCACTGCGGCTATGACGAGTGGTGCGTCGAGCGTCCCTACCGAAAGTCGAAGCATGACCGTCCCTGCCTGTTCCCCGCCGTGTGCGGGCACTGTCACATCCTCGAGACGGCGCACCACGTCGATGGCGAGTGGATGGGAATGAGCCAGTACTCGAAGTTCCCCGGCTGTCTGTGTGACTTCGTGACCTCATACGCCACCTACCTTCGCGAGACGACATGACCGCCCGCGGCCAGCAAACCGTCCGGCAGCTGAGGGCCTCCGTCCTGGAGTGGGCGGCTGACATCGACTTGATGGCCAGGGTAATAGGCAACGACCACTGGCTCGACATTGCAGTTGCTGACTGCAATCGCATCAGCGAATCCCCAGACGTTATAGCCCTCCTGCGGGAGTGGGGGGAGATGGCCGCGACGAGGCTGCAGATCGCATCCCTCCCCGAACGCGACGACGAAATGAGGATGACTTGAATGAGTTCTGTTCGCTCGTCTCTGTAGAGTTCTCCGCCGGTTGCGACGACCCACCCTCTGTCAAGCCCCTCAGCATCATCAGCTACCTCTGTGAGGCAGGCAAGGCGGGCCGCTTCGTCCATTTCGTGCGAGAGGGATTCCCCCAGTGGCTAACGCTTTGCCAGCTGGAGGAGGCGCTGATCGACAACAAGCAAAACGAGGACTTCGTGTTTGTGGTCGGGACCATTGCCAGCGAGCCCGAGATTCAAGGCTGGCTCGAGTACCTTGACTACGTCCTCATCCCCTACGGTCCGAAGATGCAGCAGGCGAGCGGTGACCAGTTGGGCGTCTGGACCCGCGATGACTTCGACGAGCTGGACTACTCCGTCTATGCCTTCTGCCCCGCGGCCGACGATTCCGGCATGGTGCTCAATGGGATGGTCAAGGCAGTCTGCCCTGAACGCTATCCACTGGGAGCGTGATGGGATTCCTTCATTGGCTGTCTGAGTGCGATGCGCCTTTACTGCCATTTGGTACACCCAAAACACCTAATTCTGACGTGTTGCGCATACAGAACGACAACCCGGACCCGACCTACCAGGACTGCTGGCCCTCGGAGCGATACAAGAGCGACGGACCGGAGCGCGCAGTCAGCACTACCGCAAGTGGTACTTGCCGCGCGGATCAGTGCCCCGAGTGCCGTTCAGCGCCGGGCCAGCCGCACGCGTCGGGGTGCGATGATGCTGCGAAAGTAACGGATTCCGTTATCAACGTAGAGTCCTGCCCCGAGTGTGGCGCCGTCACGGACCTCGACTACGGTATGGACATAGATGTCGATAGATGGTCGATAGGCGGCAATAACGAGGGCTTCAGCGTCCCATTCAAGGTGCAGGAGTTCATCTTCGAGGAGCTGGCTGAGGTACAGGCCGAGTACCTCCACGACATTCTCAAAGATCACACGCCCCTGATCATCGAGATGGCCCGCGACAGGTTCCGCAAGGGGTACGCGAAGTACGGCAGCGCGGCCTATCAGTGGGATGCGGAGACGCGGCTGACCAACGTGCTCGAGGAGTTGGCGGACAGCGTCGTGTACCTCACGTCCGGCGGCATCGAATGACCGACCTCCGCGCCCTCCCCGACGATCATCCCTTGAAGCCACTCGAAACCCGCATGCTGGAGATGGCAGCCGATGCCGGACCGATGCGCATCTGGGTCGGCAACTGCATCGCGGCGCTGCGGGTGTTCGCGGCTCACCACCCGGGGATCGTTGACGAAAGCTTGCCACCGAGTACCGCAACCGCGTCTCATGACGAGGATACGGTACTTGCAAGGCTGAAACAGTGAATATGAAGCGTCCCCTTTCCGCTGCAGGATTGGGGCTAGCGGCGGGTTGCGGCCTGCCGTCGCGGGGCGGTTCTGGTTTTCAAAGGCTATACCTCAGATGTCTGGAGATGTAAGTCGCCGGGGCCGCCCCTGCTTACCCTCCGTCCCCAATCTGGCCGCCTAGACTGGACACATGAGGGTCATATCGAATCCGAACCGGGGGACGCATGACAGACAAAGCTCGGGAGCTCAGCGCGGAGCAGCGAGAAGGGAAACGTGCCTACGACGCCTCCTATTACCGGTCCCACAAGGAGGAGCGGATCGCTTACCTCAACTCCCACAGGGAGGAGAAGCGCGCCCACGACGCCACCTACTACGTCGCCCACAAGGATGAGAAGCGCGCCTACCGCGCGGCCTACTACCCCGACCACAAGGGGAAGATTCTCCAGAAGATGCGTCAGGAACAGGCCGAGTTCAAGGAGTGGCTGCAAATCCTTCGCGCCGTGAGCGGTTGTGATGATTGTGAGACGCACGAAGGGATGCTCCACCACCATCATCTTGACCCACCAACGAAGAGGTTCACCATCTCCGGCATGTACAACTGCTCCCTCGATACCCTAGAAGATGAACTAGAGAAATGTGTCGTCTTGTGCCAGCCCTGTCACATGAAGCGCCACGCGATAATGCGTCGCTACTGTGAGGGGGTGACATGAACACAAGCAAGCTCATCGCTGCCAGCATCCGCGCGCTCTGGACGGTAGTCTTCCCGCTCGTCGGCGCGCTCGTTAGTTGGCTCGCCACTGGCGACAACCTGCAGCAGATCGGCGTCGAGAACGCGACCATCGCGCTCCTCGTCGGCGGTATCCTCTACGGCCTGAAGAAGTATTTCTGGCCCACGACCAAGTTCTAGACCCGGCCCTCCCGGCCACGCCCGCGTCCTGTCTTCCTCCGGCAGGCGCGGGCTTTTTTTGCGTCCGGGCCGGCTGCTACCACGAGGCCGTGGCGCAAGCGTAGGCGACGAAGCAGAGCGGGATGATGACGAACACCACAAGGCAGATAATGCAGCCAACGCTTTGCAGCATCTGGCCGATGGCGAGCATCTTGTTGACCCCGCCCGTTTCCCTTCTGCTCATTTCTCCTCCTCGTTTCTCATGCCTGCTGCCCGCTCCTGTTCGACCACCTCGAGCACGTGCCGCGCATCCTCCTCGAGTGCGTCCAGCACCGAGGTCCTGCTGATCTCCCACCGCCCCTCCCATTTGTCCGTCTTGAAAGCGCGCACCCGGTCGTCGTCCTCCCGCAACCAGGTACGAAACGTCTCCACTGTCGTGACCTTGCCGAATGCGCGGTCATAGAGTGCCGCTGCATCTGTGGCGTTCATCCGGTCGCCGGACCCCGGCAGGCTCATCTGTCCACCCTCCGTTCATATTGCCAGACTATTACCATACTACCACGCTGCATAGATTCCCAGCACCGGCAGAAGTAAACCGCGCCTACGAGCAGAAGCCGACGCTATGTGTTTCCAAGCTGGGCAACATAGATTATGCCGGGCCGCGTTGATTTGCCCTTGCATCCGTCCGAGAGTGCGCGTAGAGTATCGGTAGTCGAACGAGGGAGGGCAGCATCTGAGGCATCCGTTTCGTCCCGCACGCATCCATGTGGAGGCATGATGCACACCCAACGAAGCGGGCCGGCGGCCGTTGACGCGACCGCCAGCCCAGA